TTCATCACGGCTGGAGTAGCTCGTGTGTTAGTGCGTTGTGTTGAATAAACAGTAGCCATTAGTCAATCTCCTTATTCATTACATGCTATTTCGACCACCTTAGATTCCTCCATCCTAGTGGAGCCAATCGTTTGGCAGTAATAGACTTGTGTTGAGTATGACTTGTCAGCACGTTCATCAATACGAGCATTTGGTTCTTTACCAACAGCTAACTTAATACCGTCTTGCGCGAACGCAATAACCTGGCGATCAGAGTTTGAATCAGTGGTTAGTCGGTTACTTACTATGAAGTTAAACCCTACAAAACTTGAAATTTCCCCTTGAGCCAGAGCTTTGACCGTGTTGAAATCAGAACTTGTGACAGTTGTATTGTTCAACAAATCAGAAATCTGTTTTGGTGAAACAACGATGTGCCGTGGAATAGATGGATCAACACTTGCTGCATCTAGTAGCTCTTTAGCAGATACTAGTTTAGCAATAGTCAAACCAGCAGAACCATGAGCAATTTTTTGCCCGGCTGGTAGTGTGGTTGATGTTGAACCGTCTTTACCTGTTTGCGATGTGCCAAGTGCAGCAGTGATGATAACATCATCCATTGCACGACCCATAGCAGCAGCAGCTGCACGGCTATATGTAGATGTTGGATCTACAAGCAAACGTACTTTATCGCTATCATCGATCAAGTCAGCGTACTCATAGTCTGACATTGTCACCATTCGCCTCGTATGGGGTGTATCAACTAATGGCGTATCCTGGTGCCTACTTGTGCGTAGAACAGCAGCAGCTTGTCCTACTTGGTCAAAGAAAGCTTTCTCACCGTTAACGCTTTCTGTATCTACTGCATTACGCAGCAAAGAACCCATCTGCTGTGATAGCATTTGGACATTAGCGCTAAACTGGTTGACAAAAGCTGTAGTAATTTGGGTAGACATTTGTCTCTCCTACTTTTGTTTCAGTTAATGATTGCTGCGCTTGGTTGTCTCTTGCGAGGCCTTGCTGCTACTTAGGGTAGCTACTCCGCTTGGCTACAAGCTTACAAGTGGGCCTTTCGGTTATCCACTATAAGAAGTCACGAAGTCGTAACGCAGTTTGTACGTACTCATCGTGCTGTGGGTGCATTCTATCACCATATGGGCCATCAAGTCTAGTGATGTCAGCAAGTTGCCTACTAGCTTCTTCTGGCGTCATAATCATTTCTGTAGGTGAACCCTCAATATTATCTTCTCCAATTTGCGTTGCAAGATTAGAAAACATTCTAATTATATCTGGATGATCGCCTAACATGCGGCCATCAGCAAGCTTTATTTCATCAAACATCTCTGTGCCGCCTAATAACTGTTTAGCAGCTAACTGTGCAACTTCTAAACGCTGTTCAAAAGCTTGACCAAATTCTTGACGTAATTCTTGTTCAGCGGCATACTGCGCTTCTTCTGCACCTTGAGAAAAATTTTCATTCATATCATTTACAGCAGATTTTACAAAATCCATCATAACATTTGCTTGTTGACCATTAAGGCCAGCATTAAAAGCATACTCCCTAAAAGAATTAACATATGAATCTTCTAATGGTATATCTTTGCCAAGCTCATATTGACTAGCTTCTGTTGGAGCCCCAAGTCTTTGGTAAACCGCTCGCCAATCATCAGCAGTCGCAGAACTGCCCGGTATAGCAACCTTATCAGCACCTACCATGCGTTGCGCGTTCATGTAACCTTTTGCCATGTCGTTGACGCTTGTTATGTGTCTAAACATTGGTTCGTTGCGATATTGCTCGTCTAGTGTTTCTAAAAAGCTAACTGGTGCGGCCTCTGCTGCAACAGCTTCTTGAGATCCTGTATCTTGGATTGCCTCTTCGCTCATCCTACTTCCTTCCCTTCAGCCAGCATTCGGACAATCAGCAGCACAGCTGCTCGCTGACCTTCGTTAAATGCAGTTTCATAAGGATTGCCCGAAAATGTTGTAGTCTCATAACCAAACCTTGATTTGAGATCTTGTAATACTTTTTCACCGTCATCTGTGTTAAACGTGCGGCGATATGATAATTTTAACTGCTCTAATTCTTTCACTGCTCTAAACCACCTACTGCCTTAACTAAAGGCGCAACCTGATTAGCTTGTTCTGCTTGCATCATTTGCTGTTCCATAGCTGCTTGCTGTTCAGCCGCTTGTGCTTGCTGCCTACGCATCTGTGCAACTTCTTCATCACTTCTTATAACACGCGCAGGTAAACCAGTTACCTCAACTAAGTACTGCACAAGCTTATCGCTATCCAGATAATCCATAACAGGAGCAATCTCTGCTACCTGCATCATAACCTCAAAACCTCTAAGCATAGACTGAAGGTCTGTAAGTTTTTGCGCTTTTGCCAATGGTGACACATACTCAATATCAATGTCTTGGCCTTGTAGTTGCTCCGGAGCGACAGGGAGGAGACCGTTCCGGAGCAGCAACGCAAAAGACCGCGAGATCAGAGGCTGCAACAGTTCCGATTGCAACCTGCCCAGGACAGGTCCGAGAAGCCTCATTTTCTCTTCATTGCGCTGCAACACCTCAGTTGCTGTCATGGCTGGGCCTTGTGACATAAGCAACTGATCTACATAGAACGCCTGGCGTATTGCATTACGCCTTTGCTCTTCCATGTTTAAACCCAGTGGATTGTTTGCGCCGATTTGTAACGGCTCTAGTCTGTCTCTTGTACCTGTACGAAAAAAGTTTAGTGCGCCTGGTGTTGTTCTTACTGGTAATACAAAACCATCATCTGGAACCATCAGCGGTGGGTCAATCTGTTTTTGCGCAGCGCGTATAGTTGTCTCAGACATTTTGTTAACCATCTTAACATCTGGCAACGCATTCATAGCTGGCGAACGTCCATAGGTGCTTACACTGTCTTTTACAAAACGTGGAACCATAAATGGAAAATCGTCAAACCCACTTTCTGATAATAAATGCTTTGAGTCAGCGTGATAATAAACAGATGCTACTGGTTTGCCTCTAGCTAGTTTGGTTTTTGATTCACCCCTAGGAAAAACAACATGCACAATTTCATGCTCTTTGTGCGGATCGTTTTTAAGATCTTTAGTCATTTGTTGCGGTAGTTTATCTTCACCAAACCTTTGAGCAGCAGCACGAGCAGTCATTTTAAATTTTCTATACACTGTATCAACAACGCCGTTAGCATTTTCTGCAACAGTTATTTCTGCAATATGCCGGGCAGAAAACCTTATACCGTCTTTGTCACCTTCAACCATCAATGCCGCTGTGCCAAAAACAACCAAGTCATAATACAACTCGTGTATCTCTTGTTGAAAATTTGACCGGTTAAATGCTTTATACATTTGATCCATGCATAGCTCTAACCATTCATTTGCCATGTCATCTTTTTGCAAATCTGGATCGCGGTAACGCATCGAGAACCAAGGGGAGCTAGGGGAAGTGAGCATACCATGCAAAGAGGACGAAAGTAATTCTACAGCGTGTACTGCTGTACCGTCATAAATTAGCTCAGTTCGTTTATCCCCTTGGGTTCTCTTCTTTGTGATGTCAGCTTTTCGCGGTAACATATAATCCGCAAGCTCTTGCCAATGCTTTTCCCAATTAGATCGTTGTGTGTTTAATGTTTTATATCTACGGTCTAACTGTGCAATAAGCGGATTTACTTGTACCATTACATCATTCCAATACTATTCATTAAAGAAGGGTTCTTTTTTTTCTTATCCTTACCCATAGCTAAACCACCATGCGTTCGCCCAGCCATCTTTTGGTTTAGCCTTTCTAATGGGTCTACAGTCATATCAAATCTGCGTTTGGCTGGCTGAGAAGCCTTAGCGCCCATTTCTCCAGCAATGTTTTTTTTGCCGTACATCATGCAATCATTTTATTCATAAGCGCCCTGCGCCTACGTGTTGGAGCTTCGGTCAACAAACCTTGTGCAGAAGTTTGCACTGTGCTGCGCCTACTTGTTTTTGCTGTACCTGCAACTTTCTTTTCAGCTTCTCCACCTGCTTCTGCTTCAATTTGTGCAGCTTCCGCTTCTCCACTAGCAGCAGTACCAACTCCAACTTCTTCTTCTTTGAGAGGCGCTTGCACTTCAGCCGTTGTCATAGCTGGAGCTTGTGGAACTTCTGGTGCTTCAGCAACAGGTTTTACTTCTGGTGTTGGTGTGGGTGTTGGAGCCGGCCTACCATCTGACTCATTAGCTTTTGCCATTAATTCTTTCATGGCTTTTTGAGATCTTGCTTTGCGATCATCTAGTCGCGCATAGTAATCAACATCTTTCGGCTTTATACCTAAATCCATTTGAATATCATCTTTAGCTTGCTGCAAACCAGTTTTTGAACTTTTATAGTTCCCACCAGACGCCATGCGAGTACCAGCAGCTTGCTTGTTAGCCTCTGCATTTCTTTCACTAGCACTCATGTTAGAACTAAAAGGACTAGCACCAAATAAACCACACATTATATCAATTCCTTTTCCATAACCATTCCAATAGGATTATAACCAAGGCGCTGCAATAACTTTGCGCCTCTTTCACTCTTAATGCCAGAAGTAGAACCTGTTGTAATACTCACTGCACCGACACCTTTTGCCCACTCTTCAAACATTTTCATCAGGCGAACACCAATCATGCCGCCCCTATACTTTGGTATAACATACCAGATATAATCGGCCGCGACTAGTGTATTTGAATATGGGTAGTAATAAACCATACCAACAAGGCATCCGACAAGCAAATCACCATCCCAGGCAGTGAAAATATCGCTGTCATCATTATCAATACGTTCTTCAATCCACTCATGCATTTTATCAAAGTTAAAGTTAGCAAACTTCTGATAGCTTTCTGCATGAAACATTTTGCAAACTTCGGTCACTTCAGCCGCATCAATAAACTTAGCAATCTTATATTCAAGCTGCGAATGGGTCATAATCAGACATCGCTTGCATTTGTGGTGCTTTCATTGTCGGGCCAGTCTCCCTCAATCCTACTGCGAAATATCTAAACGCATCAGCCGCATGGGAAGACCAGTCATGTACAGGGTTTGCACGGAAGGTACGGGTACGATCATTATAAGCTCTGTGGTATTGCCGCAAACATTCCAAACCCTGCTTACACTTTTCACGATCAAACCACAGCCTGGGTATCAACATCTGCGCCGCATGGATACCATCCTCAACAGGAAGCTTGGGAACAACTCGAAAATTCAACCCCAGATCCCAGGCAACTTCCCTTCGGCTCTTCCCACTACCCAACTCGCGCACCTCTATATCGTGCGGCGCATTATGCGTACCATACAAATAATTCTTAGAGTTAAGGATCTGACAGTAGTGGGGTAACCCCTGGTTTCTATTCTCATAGAAGTCTATTACATGCACAGCCCTGCCAACCGTCTGCGTAAACCAAATACTCGTACTATCACCAATACCCAAATCCCACCAGGTATCAACACGCACAGACGGATCATACGGTACATTCGTTACCCTACCTCCAGACGTAGCATCCTCCAGCTCCTTACCATAAATAGCACCTGGCACATTCGCATTCCAAGAACACTCAAACTCTTGCATGTACTGGTCATGCGTCATCATTAACTTTGCAGCCTCTAATTCATCCTGATCCAGCAAACCAGTCTCGCTAGCTTTATACACCGCCGCTAGCCACCCCTCATCAGACGTAGCCTGTTCATAATAATCATAGAAAACATTATGGCCCTTCGGAGTGCCAACAAAGATACAAAACCCCTTACGATCAGATAAAGCAGGGCGCAACACTTCCGGAAATACATTCTCAGGCATGTCAGCAACCTCATCCATGACACATCCATCCAAATATATT